CGCGAAAGGACATGGGACGACTTCATCAACGAATTATTCTGTGAGAAAGACAATTTACAAGTGCTTTGTAAGCCCTGTCATGCAGTGAAAACAAAACAAGAGAAACATCATAATGCAATTTGAAATTACAACAAAAGACAAGGAGGGGAATGTCCTCTTCTCTGGAACTCTAACACAACAGGAAGCATCGTTTGTACTTAGTGTAGGAATGAACTACCTAATTATGAATGGAGCGGCTCCAGCAAATGATCCTAGGGATGAGACTCTGTGACCACTCATGCGGTAATTCCAGACTGCCAGATAAGACATGAAGATGATACGGGTTTTCTCCACGCTATTGGGAATTATCTGGTGCGCAAGCAGCCTGATGTTATTGTATGCCTTGGAGATTTTGCTGACATGCCTTCTCTATCTTCCTATGATGTGGGCAAGAAAAGTTTTGAAGGACGACGATACTCCATCGATATCCAAGCCTCCAGAGCGGCGATGGAAGTTCTTCTAGAGCCTATTAAGTCATTTAATACAAGAGCTAAGAAGAATAAGGAGAAACAGTATAAGCCCCGTATGGTGCTTACACTTGGTAATCATGAGAACAGAATTAATAGGGCAGTTAATGACGACCCTAAGCTAGATGGAGTGTTGTCAGTTGACAATCTTCAGTACAAAGAAATGGGGTGGGAAGTGTTCCCTTTTCTTGATGTGGTTGTTATTGATGGTATTGCGTATAGTCATTACTTTGTTACCGGGGTTGCTGGTCGTCCAGCTTCTACTGCTTCAGCACAGTTAAGGAAATGTAACATGTCCTGTATTGCAGGCCATCAACAAGGCTTGCAAATTGCAAGCGGAAGCAGGGCCGATGGCACTATGTTAACGTCAGTTATTGCAGGAAGTTGCTATGAGCATGAGGAGGCCTACCTAGGACCACAAGGTAATCAACACTGGCGCGGGATGCTGATGTTGCATGAAGTAAATAATGGACACTTTGATTTGATGAATGTGAGCTTGAGATGGTTGAAGAACAAGTACGGTTGACAGCAAATAATATCCAAGTGGATGGTAGTCACTATAAAGATATGACGGTCCAACCTTGGGATGTAATGGAAGCAGTGTTAACAAAGGCTGAGTTTATCGGATTCCTAAAAGGAAATATTATTAAGTATAGTTTACGAGATGGGCGAAAAGCAGGAGCCACTAAAGATGGTGATAAAGCCAAACATTATATGCAAAAATTAGAGGAGGTTGTGCATGAACTTTAAAGAATATGAAGATGCGGCAGCAGTACTAGGCTTCTATCCTGATGTGGGTAAAGGAACACAAATTGCTCTAGCCTACACAGCACTAGGTCTTGTAGGTGAGGGGGGTGAGTATTCAGAGAAGGTGAAGAAGTACATCCGTGATGGGAAGTTTAATCGACTCGATGCTATTAAAGAACTAGGTGATGTTCTCTGGTATCTGACAATGTGTGCTAAAGAGTGTGGGTATTCACTAGAAGAAGTGGCTTCCATTAATCTAGCCAAACTACAAGATAGGAATGAGCGTGGTGTCCAATCAGGAAGTGGTGACAACCGATGACTGAGGCTCAGGCAGCTTATATGATAGATACACTAGAACGTATTCTATTTGTTCTCAGTGAGATTAGGGACAATAAATGATGTGTAAAATTAGTAATAGGGCCACTCTGTTTGCAATTCTACGGCGTGATAATGATCTCGGGCGTGATGTGGTTTGTGCTTTCACAAATACTGTAGAACATGCTGACGACCTTAAAGGTGAATATGAACAACAATGGAAAGACTCAGGAGGGGGAGATGAGAGCTACTACTATGTTGTGGCAAACATGTTCTATGCAGGATGAATAAAGTAGAATTAATTGATGAACTGCGAAATATAGATGAAATCACTCTACTTGAATTACTGGAAATTACCTCTGATGATTTAGTAGATGCTTTTCTAGATAAAATAGATGACTGCCAAAGTAAACTCATTGCCTATATTGCTGACCAATAAACCTGCTCGAATGTTCTATAAAACAGAAGAGCCTACTGCTGTAAAATACTTACGACGGAAAGTGGCTGATGATGAAGCCCAACAGGAGATTGAAGACTTTATGTTCCACATTGATGACGACGAAACCCATGCTCCCACTAACGAAATTCTCCGAAATCCTTCGTAATCTACAGCAGCAGATATATATGGACTTAGATGAAGTGATTGCAGCATCTGATTTAGTGGGTGCCAAGCCCACATATCTAACTGTAGATGAACATGGCTATTACCATCTACAAGTGTCAGGGACTATTGACGATGTACTTATTGGTACAGAACTCAATTTAGCTAAACTAAAACGTATAAAAGAACAGCGAGATAAGCTTGATAAAAAATCGGTTTAAAACCACGTTTGCAAATAATATTTTCCACCAAAAATATGCCCAAGGACAAAATGATAGCTGGGATAGTTTATGTGTCCGACTAGTTGATGATGTTTGTGGGAGTCGTGGTGGTACTCTCTCTTGTCTTATGTCAAAAGATGACATGGGACAACTTGTGCAGTATATGCAAGAGATGAAGTTTTTGGCTGGAGGACGCTACCTCTACTACGCTGGCCGTGAGTTTAAAGCCTATAACAATTGTTTCCTTCTTCGTTCAGAGGAAGATACACGGGAGGATTGGGCTAACACAGTATGGAAAGCTATGAGTTGTCTATCCACTGGAGGTGGTATTGGGAATGATTACTCCCGTTTACGTCCTCGTGGAGCCCCTCTAAAGCGCACCGGTGGTACTGCATCTGGCCCTATCCCACTTATGCGTGCTGTTAATGAGATAGGCCGCGAAGTGATGCAGGGAGGTTCCCGTCGTTCTGCGATCTATGCTTCCCTAAACTGGCAGCATGGAGACATTAATGAGTTTCTAATATCAAAAAATTGGGATGAACAAACTCGGAAGCTGAAGGCTGAGAATTTTAACTATCCTGCACCTCTAGATATGACCAACATCTCTGTCAACTATGATGATGCTGCATTAGGTGGCTATCGGATGGTTAGTGGAGAGATTGTTGAGAATGAATTGGCTGACAATCCTGTGTTTAAGCAGAATGTTCGTCAAGCAATGGAAACAGGAGAACCTGGATTTTCCTTCAACTTTTTGGATAAACAGAATGAAACACTTAGGAATGCGTTAACTCACTAGCGCCCTTGTAACGTAAGTTACATTGAATAACCAATCTAAAAACAGGGGATACCCAAATGGGCAATCCTGTGCCAATTCAGTATTGAAAGGTGCAACGACTATGAGTATTAATGAAAAACAACTTAGCAAACTCCTCTACTATTTTAGTAGTTTCGATGGTGGTGTATATCCATCGGGGAAAGAGTGCCGCTATGTAATGAATATGCGGAAAGAAAATCTAGACTATGTCGAATGGGTAAAGACCACAATAGAGTCTTTTACTTCAGCGGCATGTCATGATGTAATTCAACGTGGGAATCGCTCCCCACTTGTGTGCTTAACCTCTAAGTCACATCCTAAATTTTCTACTATCAGAGAGCGACTATATACTCCTGATGGGAAGAAGGTGCTTGACCCACATCAACTAACTCTGCTAGATGCAGAGGCTTTAGCTATTATATTTATGGCTGACGGTGGGACAAACTTGGATAAAGGTAAATACCCTGAGATTAAGTTACACACAAAAGGATATAGTTATTTTGATAATCTTGCTCTAAGTAAGGCTATCTATGATGTAACAGGAATTCGTACTACGGTTAATAAACATAACCAATACTTTTTCCTACGGGTGAAAACGGCAGATTTGCAATTGTTTGTAAATACAGTTTCTCCGTATATCCTCCCTAGTTTTTCATACAAACTCCTACGATTGGCCCCAGAAATGGGTGGTGATATAGTCTGTTCTGCATGGGAACATGCAGAGACTAGCAGAAATGACTAGTCCTATGCTAAGCATAGTAACAATGAAGGTACAGAAGTTACATCTGAAGATGACTCTGACGTATGCAATCTTGGCAGCATCAATCTCGGTAATATCCAAAGTTTGGAAGAGTTCAAATCCATTGTGGGGCTTGCCAGTAAGTTCCTCGTATGTGGAACCCTACGTGCTGACTTGCCATACGAAAAGGTCTATAAAGTACGAGAGAAAAACCGTAGGCTTGGTTTGGGACTTATGGGTATCCACGAATGGCTCCTACAACGAGGACAAAAGTACGAAGTTACCGCAGAACTTAAACAATGGTTGAAAGTATACAAAGATGAAAGTGAAGTGGCGGCAAACGAACATTGTGACCGATTCTATCTTAACCACCCGGTCGCTTATCGGGCAATTGCTCCAACAGGAACCATTGGGATTCTCGCCTCAACAACGACAGGCATTGAACCACTGTTTGCGGTTGCTTATAAACGACGCTATCTTACTGATGGAACGAAATGGAAATATGAATATGTTGTTGATGCAACAGCAGATAGACTCATCAAAGAGTATGGGCTTAATGCAGACAATATTGACACAGCGTATAAACTGAGTACCAACTATGAGCAACGAATTAAGTTCCAAGCAGACATTCAAGATTTTGTTGACATGTCAATTTCAAGCACCATCAACCTACCACCTTGGGGATCAACAGGCAATAGCGAAGGAGATGTTGGAAGATTTACTTCCATTCTCGCTCACTACGCACCACGACTTAGGGGATTTACTTGTTACCCAGATGGAAGCCGTGGAGGTCAGCCCTTGACTGAGTGTTCCTATGAGGAAGCTGTTAAACATAAAGGAACTGTTTTTGAGGAACATGATATTTGTGAAATCGGAGGTAAGGGTGGTAGTTGCGGGGTATGACCACAATAGCCTGTAATACTAAAGAGATGGCATGTGATTTGCAAATCACCTTAAACGGAAATGCAAAAGCCAAATGCTACACAAAGATTTACAAGATTGATGCTCATGAAAGACACTACCCAGAGGACTTTATCATAGGACTCTGTGGAAGTGCCTCAGAAGCTATTGAGGTTGTGGACTACTACCAACGACCTGAGTTGTATAAGTCTCTGCCTAAGACACGAGATACTTCAGGACTGGTATTAACTAGGTCTGGTAAGATTTATGTCTTTGACACCCCGAATCAATGGATGTGTATTGCAGAGAAGTTTACAGCATTAGGTAGTGGTGGTAATGTTGCATTAGGTGCACTCCTAGCAGGAGCCTCACCAAAGAACGCAATTATTGCTGCTAGTAAAATCGATCCATTCACAGGCCTAGGAACTAAAACACTTAGTTTTTAGACAACAAAAAGCCCTTCATAGCATTACTACTATGAAGGGCTTTTTTTTAGGCTAAATTAAACTGTGCCTTCTCTGACATACGTCTCCCAATAATTTCAGGAGGCTTATCCCAACGATCAAACTGATCAGTAACCAAATCAAACAAACTCAGGTTTAGTAGTTTCAACATAGTTGATCGACGGAATGCAGTTACACCAATGTTAAAGATGAAACTCACAAGAGCATCAAACTGGTTCTGTGTTAAAGGAACTGTCACACAAGTGTTTACACAATCTTCTGATGTTTTCAAATCATCAGCGAGTGCATCATACACCTGCTGTAGGGTCCATGCCAGTCCCTCATAAACATTGGGGCCAGTATGCCCAACCCCAATAGTCCAGATACCCTTAGTGTCTTTATACGCCTTCTGTCGTATTCCTTCCCGCCTCACTAGGGCAGCAATACCAGCGTTAGATGTTTTCATTAGTCAGCCATTTCCTTGTAGCGCATGTAGGAATCAATCTGCTTGTATGCCTTGAGTTTCCTTGCTTGTCTCTCCATTGGTGTTAGGTTGCTATTCACGATAGCCTTAGCTATCTGTTGTTTCAACACTCTTCCATCAGGATTGAGCTTTAGCCATGCAGTTACATTACGTGCTACGTCATCTGGTTTCTTGTCCTCAATGGCAGTCATCGTCCGTTTGAACAATTCCTGTTGAGCAACATTAATACGCGCATCCTCAGCCTGTTTAATCCACTGCATCTGTGTTGTGTGCATCTCTGGTAAACTCTTCATACCTAGAGCACGAACCGACTCGTCAAACTTAGTCCGACGATGTGGCAACACTTTATTAGTGTCTAACAAGTCATTAGGGTTATGGTAAAGCTGTGCACCCGGATTGTTTCCTTTCTTGAACACATCCATCTTAGTTTCCATTTGCCCTTGGATAACAGGAGGCATATTACGGTAGATACCCTCGGTCACTGCTCGTCCAGTTCTATGTACTAAGGCACTAGCCAAGGCCCCTTGTTCCTTTAACTCTTGCGAGATAGGAGCAAGCCCCTGGAAGGGATGTTCAGGATCAATAAAGCTACTGTTCATCCGAGAGGTTAGATAGGACTGTGTAACTGCTGATGGAACTCCATACCCAGCCACATCACGCAAACCAGAGGTTTGTGGACCGATGGAAATCAATGCTGCTTTAAGGCCTTTTTCTAACTCTGGAATACCTGCCTGTAAACCACGATAACTAGTTTCTAGGAGTGCTTCTAGATCTTTACCTGTGAGTTCAGCATAAGTCTTTAATTCAGGAATATTTCCAATACGTTCTGCAATCTTTCTGGAAAGAAGAAACTGCATAGCTACATCATTCTTTAATAATTTCTTTAAATCCGTAAATGTTTTGGGCTTCGCAACTTCAAAAGCATCTGCTATCTTCTCCCCACGCAGCGCTAACTTGGCAAATTTCAATGCGTCTGTACCTGCTTTTGCAGCCATTTTAGTGCCTTTAGCTGCAAGGCCATACGGATCTAAATATTCAACAGCTAAAGATAAAGCCAACCAACCTCCTGCTGCAGCTACTCCCGATGAGCCTTTACCCGCACGATCATACACATCAGGTGTTGCATCCCATAATGTTTCGCCGCTTCTAATCTCCTCAATGGCTTCTCGTGACCAAGGTGCTTTAAAATCTCCTGTGCCCTTTGCTTTATCTGATATGACTGATGAAACAATATCTGATAGAGATAGCACATTTCCAATATAATCCAATACCGCAGATCCTCCGCGTAACCCAATTCCTTGCTCGCTAATAGTTCCATCTTCATGCACATATGATTTAGGCAAAAAATGTGCAGCCCAGTGCCTTGTAAAATATGGTAGCTTCATGATACTGTCTGTCCAGTTATCTTCTCCAATCATCGTATAAGGGAGGCGTTCTCCTTGCATTGCAGACTTTGCAGTATCTAGCGCCCATAAAGCACCATCAGCTTTTATTTTGCGTTGTACCCCAGGATCTGCTGCTTCTTCAGGTGTTAATTGCTTAAGTTGTCTTTCCTGGTAAACCTTCATTAAATCTGATCTTGCCTTATCTAAATCCAATCCATCACGTCCACCTGTATCCGTAATCTGAACTGAAACTGGTTTACCTGCTGCTTCTGATAATCTTGTTTTTAATCTTGCAATGCGTGCTTCATACTCAGGTGCTGTAAGTTTTTTACTAGTTTCTTCCTTTGTTCTAACTGTAGCATCACCTACTAAACCAAGACCTCTTCCCATACTTCCTAAGATAGCACCTGGCGAGAAACCTTTAAGAGTATCATAGGTACCACCTACAGCATTGCCTAATGTCTCACTACCTGTAAGATCTGTCAGTAAATCTTTTGGGTGAGCACCCATAACTTTATAAGGATCTGCTGCCAAAATACCCTGTAAAACTCTACTTACTGTCCCTGCTTTCTCCTCACCTGCAAGAACTTTAGCTTGCTCAGCTGTCTCAGGATCTATGGGTTTAGCAGGTTCTATTGGAGAAGTCGGAGCTTTGCCTTGGAGGGCTAGCAACTCTGGTGTAACTGTAATCGCCATTTAACTACCTAGCAAAGGGATTTACTGCTGAACCTGCAATAGAACCTGCTGCTGCGAGATTCAATTGTTTCTGGTCATTCAATTTTTTGCCTTCTAGCAACTCTCTTGCTTTCGCATCACGTGCTGCTTTACAGGTGGGTTAGAAGAAGTATTAGAAAAAACAGCTGCAAAAGCACAGCAAGAAGGTTCTTTATACGAGAGTGATTTCTTAA